AAGGAGGAAAGATAATTAATGCCTAGAATAATTAAACCAGCAGTAGGAAGTTTCACAGCATCAAATATAACTATTGACTCTTCAGGAAGAGTTATAGCTGCATCTTCTGGTGCAGGAGCAGCTAACATGGTAAGAACCCATTCTGATGCAATAGATGGAACTAGAACTTTTACCGCTCAACCAGGGTCAAGTAAAATTCACGTTTATTTACGTGGTGCCGGAGGAGGCGGAGGTGGAGGCCTCGGCGGTCAAGTTGGAAGTTATGGCGGTTATGGTGGTTTTGGTTTTTTTAACGTTCCTATCACTCAACCTTACTCAGCACCTTACACGATAGGCGCAGGTGGGTCAGGTGGACAAAGTCCAGGACATAGTTCTAGTTTTCAAAATGGATCAGCTGGTGCGGCTTCTAGTTTTAATACAAATTTAGTTGCAAATGGTGGCGGAGGAGGTGGTGGAGCTGCTAACCCTCAACCAGGTCCTTCAGCAGTGGGAAGTAGTGGAACACTTCAAAATGAAACTTATGCCATAATCGATGGTAATCCAGCAACAGAAGCAACGGCTCATGCGTTTCATGAGGCTTCAGCGGCAGCAGGTATACCATCTTCGGGGATTAACACTAACGCTCCATCATTATATATTACTAATGCTACTAGTCCATTCGGAAATTTAGGTGATTTAAGAATGAAACTTGGTGGAACTGGAGGCATGGGTGGAAACGGACCTCACGGTGGTTCTAATACTAGAACTGCACAAACTGGACAATCTGGTGGATTAGTTGTTTATGAGGACTTAGGTTAATCATGGCTTATTTAATTTTTCAAAGTAATAAAGTTAAAGATATGGGTAGTTTTATTAGAGCTGCAAAAACAGAGGGGGATGTAGAAATAAATCACGGAGGAGTTGCTCACACTGTTTCTACTATTGAAATAACAGATGAACAATATGATGATCTTTTAAGAGAAAAAGTAGAATTAGAAATGAACGATGAAGTCCCTTCTTTTAAAAGTTTACCTTTAATGCCTACTACACATGGAGATGGCACAGATTGCACTGCAGATGAATTTAAAATTCAAAATGAAGAAGATTTTGTGACAAGAATGGAAGAATACAAAGAAGTTTTAATGAATATGGTAAATAGAAGACCTAATCATTCACAAGCTGGTAAAGTTACAGAAGCGCTTAACTTTATTACTAATTACGATTTATCTAGTATAACTTATCCAACATCAGATATTTATGCTAAACTTAGAGAAGCTGATAAATTTGTAAATCCTCAGTGTATATAACACTTTACTTTTTAACATAATCTTATATATTTTATAATTGAAATTATGAAAGATAATATTATAGAATTTTTATATCCTAAAGATACCAAGCTTATTCTTAAACATAGTTTTCCAATACCAGCGACTCAAAAGATACCTGAGTGGTATAAAAAATTAAAACACACTGCATTAAATAAAACTATAAAAGGTTGCATGCCAGTTTTAGATTGTTTTTCTGCTGGATATATTTTAAGAATGCCGCAAGATCTTTATATTCATCATAACTATACTAATGGTGAGAAAAAAGATAGTTCATCTCATGCTGCGTTTAGTATGCAAATGGAAGAAGTTAAAGATTTAAAATTAAACGTAAATACAAATTTTCAACGTTCTTTTCATCCTATAGATCAAGTAGGTGGGAAAAAAGGTGGTTGTCCTTTTGTTGAAAAAAATAGTAATTTACCTTTTTATAAAATAACCAACCCATTTAGAATTAAAACAGCACCAGGATATTCTTGTTTATTTACTCCCCCACTTAATAATAGAGATGATCGTTTTGAAATTATATCCGGAATAGTTGACACGGACACTTTTCCTACTTACATAAATTTTCCAATTATTATAAATGGTGACAAGTATCCTATTTTAGATACGGTTATTAAGCAAGGCACTCCGTATGCTCAAGTAATACCTTTTAAAAGACAAAATTGGAAAATGCAAATAAAAGAAGAGCGTGGTAATTTATCAGCAAATACTTTATCTATTGTAGGTAAAATTATACATAATTATAAAACTTATTTTTGGAATAAAAAATCATGGAAATAGATAAATTTATTAAAGTATATGATGATGTATTTCATTTTGAAAAAGTTGCTAGTTTAGTAAAATACGCATCTAATAAAATTAAATTTAATGATGCATCAGTAATAGGTGAAAATAAAGGGGCAGTGAATAAAAATATACGAAATACACAATCTCATGCTTTTAATACTAATAGTTTAAGTTCAGTGCATTGGGCACAATATTTACGTCACATTATAGTTAAAGCTTTTAATAGATATGACTCAAACCATAAAACTTATGCATTAAAAGTTTCAACAATAGAACTTTTAAAATATAACACAGGGGGTTTTTACACAATACATACTGACCATCATGCTAAATTTCCTAGAACTATAAGTGTAATTATATTTTTGAATAATGATTACGAGGGAGGTGAATTAAATTTTCATGACCCAATCACTAAAGAAATATATCAAACAATAAAACCATCACCGGGTAGATGTATTATGTGGCCATCTAATTTTGTATACCCACATTCTGTGTCACCGGTTACGAAAGGAACACGTTATACGGTTGTATCATGGCTAACTTAAATTGGAAATATAAAGTAATACCTAAACTTTTAAATGCGACTGAGATAAAAATTGCGCATGAATATTGTAAAGAAAGACACATAAAAAATACAGATAATTTTGATGAGGTGCAAAATAATTGTGGTGATACTAAATTTTATAAAGATTCTTTAATGCAAGTATTTTTAAAAAGTAAAAAGAAAATATTAGAAAAAAATATTAATTTAAAGTTACACGAAACGTATACGTTTTGGAGGTGTTACACTTACGGTGCTGATTTAAAAAAACATAAAGATAGACCCTCTTGTGAAATAAGTGTTACAGTTTTTATTGGGTCAGATGGAGAACATGAGTGGCCAATTTATATGGATGGAAAAAAAGTTAATTTAACACCAGGAGATGGTGTTATATATAGAGGTTGTGATATAGAACATTGGAGAGAACCTTATAAAGGAGACTACCATATGCAAGTTTTTTTACATTATGTTGATGCTAATGGGAAATATGCAAACCATAAAGGAGATGTTATAAATGAAAATTTTACAGAATAAAAGAGATGGGTCAGGTAGGATTATATTTACCGATGAGGAAATTGAAATATTAAATGAAAAAGGATATTTTGAAATAACTGCTCTTGCTTTGAAACAAATAGGTAATCATCTAGTTCACATAGCCACAGAAATAAACGAGTATTTACCAGAAGAACATCTTTCAGTAAGGTCTGAAGAAGGTGAACATATACAATTAGAGAAAAAAGAGATAAAAAAGATAGAAAAATAACCCATAGATTTTAAGAAAAATCTATAATATAGTCTCGATATGCTACAAAAAATAGGATTTCAGCCAGGTATAAACAAACAAATATCCGAAACCACAGCAGAAGGTCAATGGGTAGATTGTGATAATGTTAGGTTTAGATATGGTACACCTGAAAAAATAGGTGGTTGGAATCAATTAGGTGGCACAGGATCTAACGAATTAACCGGTGCAGGTCGAGGTATGCACCATTTTATAAATAGTTTATCGAGAAAATATTCAATTATAGGAACTAACAGAATACTATATGCTTTTTCTGGTGGTGTATTTTATGACATACACCCTATTAAATCTACAACAACGCTTACAAGTGCGTTTACCACGACCAACGGATCACCAACCGTTACAATAACTTTTAGCACATCTCATGGTATAGGCCCACAAGACATTATATTATTAGATAATTTTTCTACAATCACAGGATCTAATTTTAGTTCGTCTGATTTTGATGATAAAAAATTTATGGTCACAACGGTTCCAAATGCAACAACCCTTACAATTACAATGCCCTCAAATGAATCAGGATCTGGTGCAACGACTTCAGGTGGCATACGAGTTCAACATTATTATCCTGTTGGACCAGCGGTGCAAGCAAAAGGTTTTGGTTGGGGTTTAGGATCTTGGAGTGGTGAGGATACATCTGCAAGAACTACAACTTTAAATGGAGCTTTGTTAGATGACACTGCGGGGACAGGTGGATCAGGAACATCTATCACTTTAACTGATGCTTCACAATTTCCAAGTTCAGGTACAAACTTTATTCAAGTAGGTAATGAAGAAATTTCTTATACAGGAGTTTCTGGAAACGATTTAACAGGTATTACAAGAGCCGTTAGAAATTCTACCAGATCAGGACACTCTGATGGTGCCACGGTCACAGACTCGTCCGAGTTTGTTGCATGGGGTGAGGCAGCATCTGGTGACTTAGTATTAGAACCAGGTATGTGGTCACTTGATAATTTTGGTGACAAGGCAATTTGTTTAATACATGATAGTGCTGTATTTGAATGGAACTCGGCGTTATCAAATGCAACAGCTACAAGAGCTGTAATCATAACCGGTGCACCTACTGCATCAAGACACATGGTTGTATCTACACCGGATAGACACTTAGTATTCTTTGGCACAGAAACAACTATAGGTGATACATCTACACAAGATGATATGTTTATTAGATTCTCTGATCAAGAGGATATAAATAATTACGTGCAATCAGCAGAAACTACAGCGGGCACACAAAGACTGGCTGACGGATCACAAATCAGAGGAGCAATCAGAGGTAGAGATGCAATTTATGTTTGGACTGACACTGCCTTATTTACACAACGTTTTGTTGGTCAACCAGCTGTATTTGCATTTTCACAAGTTGGAACACACTGCGGACTCGTTGGACAAAATGCGTGTGTTGAAGTAGATGGTGCTGCATACTGGATGTCAGAAAATGGTTTCTTTAGATATGCAGGTAAATTAGAATCATTACCATGTTTAGTAGAAGATTTTGTTTATGATAATATAAATTTAGAGTCTGGTAATCAAATGGTATCAGCAGGATTAAATAATTTATTTGGTGAAGTTATATGGTTTTATCCAGAATCTAATTCTTCGGTTGTAAATAGAATGGTGGCTTATAATTATTTTGATTCATCTACAAGAAGACCCGTGTGGACAGTTGGTAGTTTAGCAAGAACAATGTGGAGAGACTCTGCAGTATTTGGTAAACCCCATGCTTTAGAGTACGATGCATCTACTGATACATCCTTTGATGTTGTTGGAAACACAGAGGGTAGAACAAGTTACTATGAACATGAAACAGGGACAGATCAAAATAGAAATGGAACAATAACTGCTATAACAGCTAACATATCCTCTGGAGATTTTGATATTACACAAAGAATAGCAAGGGGTGCTACAACAGGCACAGCAGATCTTAGAGGAGATGGAGAGTTTCTCATGAAAATAAGAAGATTTGTTCCTGACTTTATATCACAAACAGGAGCAACTAGAGTGACTTTAGAATTAAGAAATTTTCCAAATGATTCTCAAGCAAGTTCAGCTCTTGGTCCTTTTGATGTGACTAGTTCAACCACAAAAGTAGATACACGTGCAAGAGCAAGAGCGATTGCATTAAAAATAGAAAATACAGCAGCTAGTCAAAGTTGGAAACTAGGAACTTTTAGATTAGATATACAACCAGATGGACGTAGGTAATGGCAAAGATAGCACAAGTAATAACTAGACCTAGTAAAGAATATGATTTGTTTACAGCAGAGGCACAAGTTAGAGATCTTGATGCTATTGTAGAAAAATTAAATACAACCTTTCAAGAAGAACTAAAAGAGGAAGTGGAAGCATTTAACTTCTTTATTAACTAATGGCTAATTTATTTAAATTTGTGGGAACAGATAATAGCACATCAGGTAGTGCTATAAATCCTTTTGGCACTAACAATCCTTTAACAAATGAAACATATGTAATTAAATCTATTTTAGTTACATCTGAGGGGACACCCACTGTCACGGTTACAAACAATAGTATTACAGCTATAAAATCAGCAGCATTAACAGCAAACGTTACAACAGAATTACTTACTCAACCATTGGTAGTTGAGGGTGGTAATACTTTAACCATACAATCAAGCAATACAGATTCGTTTGATGTAGCGGTTAGCTATTTAAATATTAAAAAAGAGGTAACAACATAATGATTGAAATACAACCAGATAAGATTATAGAAAAGATAACTAACAAGAAAACAGGGGAAAAATACAAGAATGATTCTGAGTGGAAAGCAAAAGGTATACCACCAGAAGACATTAGAAGAGATGTAACGGT